TTGGAGTAAGTAATGGCTGAAAGTGTTGGTGATATTGCCGTAAGAGTTGGTGCGGATATAACCGACCTGAAAAAAGGATTTTCTGATGCCTCTGGCGCTGTCGGTTCATTTGCAACTAAAGCCACTGCACAAATCCGCTCAACCACTGACACTATTGTCAAGATGGGAGCTGCTGCTGCTGCTGCGGGAGCCGCTGCTGTAGCTGCCTTATATGTTGACGCCGCAAAAAATATAGACGCACAAGCAAAACTTGCCACCGCATTAGGCGGAACCATTGGTGGTCTTCGCGCTATGGAAATGGCCGCTGGTGATGCCGGTGTAACCAACGAAGAACTATCTTCGATCCTGGTTAAATTCAATCAAAAATTAGGTGATGCCGAACGCGGTACTGGTTCGGCTTACAAAGCATTAAACGCGCTTGGGCTTTCTGCAAAAGATTTTTCTGGACTTGATATTGACAAAAAAATGCAAGTCTTGGCTGATCGAGTTTCATCCCTTGGGCTTTCATCCTCACAAACTGCCGCCATATCCATCATCAGATTTAACCCAACGACGAAAAGTAATTAATTGATCGAGATCGCCAGGCGTCCACATTAGCCAGCCCACCCAATGCGGTGGATATTTAACAAAGACTCAACGCCCATTATCAAAGCTGAAGGAGTTGCATTAAGTGTCACAGCTTCCCTGTGTTCATACCAGTGAGCCACTAGAAGCCTAATGGCTCTAACTATCGCGGCAGGAACCTCAGTGGCGCCTCCATAGCCAACAACAAAACGAATCGTGATAGCATCAATCCTGCTATAAACAACAGGCCAGTTTTTATCTGGCTTTGGCATTAAAAATGCCTTGTCATCAAGTTTGTAAAAATAATAATCCGCAACAGTAAGCGTCTGCTCAACATTATCAGCGTCATAATATTTTATTGATGTGATGCTTTGAGCGTTTGCATAGGGCAAATAAATTCTATCGCATGAGTCAGCATAACTTGTGGAAAAATCCCATGTCTGACTAATAATTTTCTTCCCAAGGTATTCCTGCGCATAATCGGTAGCTGCTGCAATAAAATCATCGATAAGATCATAGTCCATCTCATGCTGAATCCTTAAATCAGATTTGCATTGGTCGATAGATACTGGATATTCGCTTGGAGCTGTTACCAATGATGTAATCATTCAGCTGCCTTTTCGGTTTTCGCCTTGCTTATTGCTTTTTCCTTTCCGCCAATCTCGATAGCTTGTCCAGCCTCGATCATTCGAGCGCCTTCGGCAGCATCAACTTCTATTTCGTCGCCTGCATTTTGGATAAAATCAACTCCGCCGCGACAAATCAATAATTTAACTTTCATAAATCCCCCAAAAATAGGCCCCGGTTAGGGGGCCGTATTTATTACGCCATAATCAAGTGCTTAACAGAGGCAGTGTTTAAAAGCTCGCCGTCGAAACGCTTAAACCCAACCATTCCAACTTGGAAATTCTCAGCGTAACGCTCGCGCAATGTCAGGACTTGGAAGCCCATTACTTTACGAACAACATAACGAGAGAAATCACCAAAAATAACTGGCTTGGTTCCGGTTGCGGCGTTAGCCATTGCCTGGTTTACGCTGTACGCCTTGCCAAGGAAGGTATCTGGCTCACCGCTACGAACATCACCCATTTGCCATAGATAATTTCCTTGCCCGTCTTTCAGCTTGCGAATGGTTGACAATGTAGTGTCGTTGAACATCCAGCGGCATTTCGGTGATGCACGATAAGCTGCATCAACACTGTGCTGTAAATCAATCAGCTCGTCAGTGGTGAAAGCGGTTGTACTTGCAGCCGTTTTACCCAATGATGAAGCGGTAACGATGCCGTTTGGCTGTGAAGAACCAGTTCCAGTAGTCAAAACTGAGTTTGCAAGACGACCCAAACGCTCACCAAACAAGTCATTCATCAATGCTTGAATGTCAAATGCAGAATCTTCTAACAACTCCATTGGGATGCGCACCATACCAGTATCGTACACATAGGCATTCAGCAATCGTTGACCGAAAACCACGTCATCAGTGCCGTCATCATCAACAGCGGCGTTTTGCGCCTTGATTCGTCCAGTGTTAGCGGTGTCATTTACGGTAGGCCATTGGATTTCGTTGCCTGATCCAGTAGTCAGCTCGCGAACAATAGAGGCATCCCACATAGGCCCCCAAATTGCCATTTGTCTCTCAATTTCAGGGGCAAGTTGCACCGGAACTGTGTACCCACCACTTGCGGCAGTAGTAGAAGTTTGCGCACGTTGTTCATTTTGGCTTGGGATGTGGCGTCCAGAATTTAAAACTTCACGCTCTTCCGCATCTAGAGATCCAGTGCCGTATCGCAATTGCTTCTCGAACACTTCTTTGTATTCAGGAGTATTGCGAGACTCAGCGCCAGCAGCTTCTTTTGACTCAGGAGTTGGGCGAGACGCTTCAAGTGCGCGCCTCTCAACTTCTGCAAGCTTAGATTCACGCTCAACGCGAGCGCCGATAGAATCATGATCTTTCATGATAGCATCAAAACGCGCTTCAATTTCTGAAACTTTACCTGCGTCCATTTCTGGCGTGATAGAGTCCAAATGTTTACGGGCTTCGGTAGCCAACTCGGCCATGCGTTCCCGCATCTTAATTAAATCACTCATGGATAAATCCCCATATTTTGCCTTGTCCAAGGGCGGAAGGTGGACAAACTAAGGCGCGGGAACCGCTACTTAGTGGCCAGCCATAAGGCTAGTTTCATTCGCATTCTTGCGGAAATTGGCGCGCTAGATTGCTTGGTTTTTTGATGATCCTGCAAACTTCGCAGGCCAATGCTTGTATCTTGATATGCCGGATAAGTAACAATCGAAACATCAAATAAATCGGCTTTATTGATTGTTCTCATCGGAACTTTCCCAGTTTCATCCCATGTTTCAGATGTAGCACGGAAAGCAAAAGACATTTTATCTAAATCGCCGCGCTTCATTTTCGGGACAATGCTCTTAACTTCTGGATCAGAGGCGTCCAATTCCGCCTCCATATATAGGCCGGTCTCATCTTCACGCAATGTGAGAGTGCCTGATTTTGTTCTAGCCAAAGGAAGCCCGTCATGGTTTATCAAAAACATAACATCATCACGGGTAACAGCTTCGGAAAAAGCGCCAGGCGCTATCATCTCTCGAAAATATCCACCGATATTAGTCTCTGAATTAAACACAGCGGCATAGCCTGAGACCTTTATCGAGCCGGAATCATCTCTAATCTCTACAGGGTTTCCCGATCTGATTTCTTTTGTCATGGTTTCACCGTATCTTGTGGCGCTTCTTTGTTCATAAATGTGGTTTGCGTTCCGAGAGGTACGGTAGCGCCCTGAATTAATAAATCATCGCCTGACTCATGCGCTGGTCTGTTTTCCATATCCCTGATTTCATTTGGCTTGAGAATTGCATTCTGTACTGCCGTTGCGTAACCGCTCATTCTGGTAGCGAAATCACCTCGCAGCAATCCGTCTAAATTAAATTCAACATACTGATCGGTATTGCCGCGACCAAAAAGTTTTAAATTAAGCTCCTGCTCAATCTGGATAACCCAATGCCTGATAGTATGCTTAACAAGGTGCAAATCCTGCTGCTCAGTGTTACCTATTGTACCATGTGTTAAATCTTGAAGAAACACAGGCGGCAAAGAGTATATTCTCGCAATTTCTTCAATCTGAAATCGCTTAAGCTCAACAAGCTGTGATTTTTCAGGGTCAACCCCAATAGGCTTTATATCGTGTCCTTCCGGCAACGATAAAACCTGACGCTTGGAATCCCTTGATTGATCTTTTATAACTTGCTGAACATCATCAGAAGCCCTCTTAAGTGCTGCGCCGGTCTGAAATTTGCCAGTCATTACAAATGGAGGTATGCCGCCATTCTGGAAAAACTTTGATCCGTAATTTGTGGCAGAAATTGAAAGCCCAATTACATCTTTGCACTTCAAAATAGGGCTTATTGCCGTCAACATATCGCTTTTTAACATGAAAGGGATGTCGATAATGTCGCTTTCAGCGTATGGCTTGCCGTCTATCTCATATGTTTTTTTGAATCCAACAAGCTTAATTTTTACACTTGAAGGGTCAACAGGTAAAA